TATTCGAAAAATTCTTTATGCAAATAACGGCAAGTGAGTGCTTCACCCCCCGTTGCCAGCTTCACCTTGGCTTCCGCCAAGTAACTATCCTCATCTGTCTCCACAATCGAAACAAATCTCTTTCCCTTAAGCCGCGCCAGATCATTAGTTTGCTCATTGCGACTCTTGGCATCGAAGGTCAAAAAGGGTGTTGACGCTCCATAACCTCCAATCAACTCCTTTACGACGTCTAAAATAGTGGATTTCCCATTCGCACCTTCCCCAACACAGACAAACATCACTTGTTCGCCCGTATCTCCCGTCAGCGAATACCCCACACACTTCTGCAAATAGTGGATCAAGTCCCAATCGTCCTTAAAGGTGGCAGCTAGCGAACTTTCCCACAGCGGACACTCAGCCTTTTCATCAAAAACTACCGGAGTATAGCAAGTTGCGAAGTGATCGGCTCGTGGACCGCTGAATTTTCCAGTTCTTAAGTCAATTTCCCCATTTGCCACCGTCAATCTCATCGGATCGTTGTCAAATTCACCGATATGAACCATAAATTCAGGCAAAGAACGGGCACAAGTGAGTGCGGCCACCGTCTTGGCGTTGTTTTCCGACGCTCTAAGGAACCGAATAGTAGCTTGCTTGGGCGAATCTTCCCCTTCCCACCCTTCATATTCCTCAAAAGCCTTTCGGCGACTGTGCAAACTCTCAACAAAAAGCTGCCGCGCAGCGGCCTCTCCGCCATATTCCCACACAGTGCCGTTCCAGCGGAGCCAACTTTGGTTTTCGGGGCAAAATTTGAGCTGATCGGAAAAAAGATGGGCAAAAGCCAGAGCATTTCCGTGGTCCGTCAGATCGAACCAGCGAGGTTTAGTTGTAGACACAGAAAAAGTTCTCCTCAAAAGTTAAAATAAAAGCACGAAGTGCTTATCTGGGAGGTATTGTACTATAAGATGGCGTAAAATGCAAGAGGTAAATACACAATTTTTGGGGAAATCTGTGCACAACCGGTTGTAGTTTGGGAGCCCAAAGGGGGCTAAATGCTACAACTCGCAAGTCCAACGCCCATAACAACTTAGCTTGAAGCAGTGTTGAGATGGTGCAAATGTATAATTTTTCGGAGTTTAATCTTTATATATATTCTAAAAATATATACCCAAACTCTAAAAAACTATACATTTACTACATTACAACTATAAATATAAAAGAATCAACAACTTACCCCTGTAGGGTTTATCTCAATTTTCCTTACATTTCGGGCCCAAGTTTGCACATCCGGCTACGCCGGAGCTAGCAATTGTGAAAGCAGGCACAAGCTAGTCATGTATAAGCCCGCTATTTTATTAGAAACTTCTCACCTTTCCTTATTTTCCAACAGACACGAAGAAAAAATTTCTAACTTCGAATACGCCTCCCACGCTACCGCCCCGGCCGCGCCGCGACAACTAGCGCGCTAACGCGCCTTCCAGCGATTCTGACAGCCAAGCTTGCACCGGGTGGGGTTAGCCAGGTCGCCTTCCAGCTACTCCCATAGTTGGTCTGACCAACCGTGTGTAATTCTTACCTACCCCCACGCAGCTTGTAGCACTCTGACACACCTAGCGGGCCCACCCACACTGCGCTAGCCGCTGGCTTGTGAATCTTCGCACAATCGCTAGCGGAGGCAACCTTCCCACCCCCGCTGGCATCAACGCCGCTAGCAGAGATCGCACGGGCGCGCGCGCGCGTTATCATTAAATTTGCAAATGCTGGTATGTAATTTTTGCATACCTCTAAGTCTAATAAATGCAACACTTTGTAAAATCTACATATAGTGGCAGGTAACTTTTACACCACTATATCTTGTTTTTGAATATGAAAGTCATTTTCAACACCTCTAAGTGCCTTTGTTTTCAATGAGTTAGAAATACTAATTCTTTAAGAGTTCGTCTGGCACGCTTCTCGCTTAGTTCAAAATCGCCGCGAAGGATTTTCGCTGGCAAGCCCACTAGTGGGTGCTATTTACCAACTTGGAGCCTTGACACGCCGCAAGCGCGGCTATAGGCTTGCTGCTGGCCAGTTTGGCTGGCTTATGGGAGACGTGATGGATTGTGAAAAATGGGAAAAGCTATGGAACGCCTACATAGTGGCGTTGAGCTACGTTGACCGGCCACTTAAGGGTGCTAATGCTAGACTGGCTTGGGCTAGACTAGGGAAAGCCGAAAGAGCTATAGCAAACTATGATCCAGCCTTTTACCAATCGGTTATACTTGGGAGGAAATGAGAATGATCGGACAACGCAACTATGGCAGCAACTACGGCGGGAGCCATCCGGGCGATTCGCTCAAATTCTTTGTTGCTATGCTCGTCATTATTTTGCTAGCCAGTCTCGCGTGGGCTAGCATCGGCAACTAACCGCCCTAACGGGCGCAAATTCAGGGAGACACTATGTTAGAGAACGAGAAGGCAATCAACCTATTCTTTGCCGCTATCACCGAAGAAACGGACAACGACTTACAGAAAGCTACTGACAAGCTTCGCATTTGCCGGATGGTCTTAAACATTGGCAATTGGCAGTATTCGTTGGTGTAGGCTTCGGCCTACCAAAGCATTCAGCCAGCATTTCGGTTGGCGAGTGTTTTGGTTAGCCTTTGGCTCACACATTCAGGGAGACACTCAGATGCAAACAGAGAGACGTAAACTCTTACAGGCTCTGCCTTTGCTGGCTGGCTTGACACTCACACAGCCGTTGACGGCTGAGGCAGCACCGGGCAAGCCACTCACAACGGCCAGCCTTGCCAAGTCACTTCTGACACTGGCCGACAAAGCTGAGTTGCAGGGTATGCGCCGCGAGGCACAGGCCATTTACGCAGCGGTTAAAGTTGTGATGGACGGTTCGCCAGCTAAGCTGGCCAAAGGAGGCAAAGATGGACAAAGCTAGATTGGTCAAGCGTGGTCAATCACCACAAACTGAGCGACCGCAACCAAAGCGCGAACTGTCAGCGGACGAAATACGTCGTCAATGGCTCGCGGAACGTAAGCAAACGCAAACAGATACGGCAGCGCTGAGGCGTAAGCTGTTTGGGAGGTAGCAATGTCATTTGATGACGAATTAGTATTATTTGCAAAGATGGCCAAAGCTTTAAGCGAATCTGACGAAGCTCAATTACTTGAGATTTTGGATACGCTAGAACGCTTAGCTGGTCTGTAATCAATGAGGCATCGCAGCTACAGGCTACAGGTTCACAACCTAGCGATGCTATTTTGCAGAGAGCGATGAAACAAGCGCACGTCACCGAAGGCGTGGAAGGCTCACAGGCTGACACCGAATAAATGGATTCACAGTCAGACGCCGAGCGCAGCAAGTTTTATCCAACCGTAATCAAGCAAGGTGTGTTTACGTAGCTTGTTCGTCCCTTTGGAAGAGTCCGAAAGACACGGAGGGTACAACTTTACAAGATTGCTATGCGAGCGGCCATTGAGCGCGGACGGTCGGCGAAGATATGAGCTTAAACCCGTCTAGGAGGGGAGCGCGATAGATGGATCGTGACTACGCTACGCAATTATGCCGAAAGGCTCGCGGGCTAGTGCCTGCTAGAGTCGCTAACTATTTGACAACGTGTCACTTAGCTGGCGATTGTTGCTAACACTAACTCAGGGAGAAAATGACAATGGACAGACTCGAAATTATCCGATGTGATGGTCAAACGGCCATTACCGTAAATGATGCCGACTTTGAAACGGTTGCCGAAACGCGCAAAGGCAAAGACGGCCAAGCGGTTGAAACGGGTGTCATCAAACGCACCTTTATCCAACGCGCCAACGCCAAGCAATTGATTGACGGCGAAGCGGTTTCAATGGTGTTGCCAGATGGCCAAGTCGCGCTTGTGCGGGAATTGCGAATCACAGAACGGTATGTGAGCGCGGCTAAGATTGAAGCTGAGAACGCGAACAAACGATTCGACAATCTGGTAAAAGACTTGCGGCGCTTTGTGGGCTTGTCAAAATCGGCCAAGCCGGTCAGCGCAAGCGACAAGCTCACATCTAAAGATATTGAGAATTGGATGAACGGACTCCGCAAAATCAAAGGCTATCACTTTGACGAATTGCCAAGCGAGTTCCGCGACAAAGCCAGCAAGGTTTATGCCGATTCGATCAAAAAGACTGGCGCAAAGCCTCCCACAATGGCTCAGCTTGCTGAACTGGCTGCAATGGCCGCCGAAAACGGAACGCCGTTGAGCGACGAATGGCATCAAGCCTTTGAAGCTGCTAAGGCTCGCGCCGCTCGCTTGGGCAAAGGCAAGGCCGCGAAAGCGGCTTCGGCTGAGGTTGAATTGACGGAACAAGGAATTGACTAGGGAGGTCATAAGATGGCAATAATTGGATGGATTACGGTTTTCTTATCAGTCTTTGTTTTGGGATTGTTGGGTGGTGTAAGTATCTATGTTTATCTTCTTACCAAATTGATTCACAAAATCTATTGGAAAGATGGTGATATTCACACCTTTCAGCCTTTAGATGAAAAGGGCTAGGCGCGCAAGCGCGAAAGACCGAAACGCCCCTATCAATGGGGCGTCCAAGCGTAAGGCGCTTGCTGATGAGGTCTGGTTGGAACTATCAACGTATCTTTTATTATATGGGAGAATCTAATGCCAAAACACTTTGAAAGACATTATGCGACTGTTCGATGGTCAGTTGATGATATTAAAGATAGATTCAACGTAACAGATGATGAAGCCCACGAATTTTTGGAAGTTTTTGAAGACAAGATTGCTGACGCGATGATCGAAGAAGGTTGGCTTGCTATCGAAGCATTAAGTAGCTTTAAGAAGAAAGCTTAAGATTGCGCCTTTCCCCCACAGGGGGATTGGCGGAGTTTTCAAGCGAATACTCCATTTCACCATTCTGGCTTACTGGAAAGCCAAACTTGAAAAGGTCGGCCAGCAATGGTCGGCCTTCTTTTTATTGTGAGGTTACAATGCAGCAAATGTTTTTACACTATGCCAGCAAGCGAGACTGGGATACTGCCTTACAATTTCGCTTAGACGAAGGCTGGCGAGTAGTTCCAGAATCAGTTCGGATCGAAATCGCTTTCGTTTATTATCAAAATGAACGAATGACGGTTGAGCGTTATTTTTGTTTGCTTCAGCGAGAAGGCTAACGAGCCGTTGGCCTCGTCTCCCAACTTTGGGAGCTTGCTCGATGGCCGCAAAATTCAGAGAGAAAAGAGAGGGCTTATGACAACTAAAGAACTTGAAAACAAGGTAAAAGAGATTTTCACCGATGCCGATTCGGTGGGAGTTACTCTATACAAAGATGAAGTGCGAATTGAAATTGCGGCAATGTATGAAGTTCCCGGTCGGGATTTACCGAAGCTCATAAAGTTATCTGAAATATTGGGTACGACCGATATCAATGAAGGCAGAACTTTTGATATGGAAGGTTGTGACACTTGTGATTATGGTTCCAATTATGGTGTTGAATTAGTTGCTCCGAACATTGACAACCGAATAACTTATGAGTCTGTTTAACTCAGAGAAAAGAGAGGTCAAAATGAAACTTATTGCAACCAAACTTTCACCATCACAGCGATGGTGCAACGAAATTCGCCAAAGGGCGTGGCGGACTCAGCAATTGTTGACAAGCGACGAAAAGCGAGTTGTTGAGATGGCTTATGACGGTCATAATGAAGAAGCTTGGCGAGTGGCCGATTTGCTGCTTCAGGCAATCGACTTGCCAATTGGCAAACATCACGTTCGCTCACTTGCTCGCAAAGAGCTTGAGGTTTTGTGTTATGGGCGCACGGACAATTGAAATCACATTGATGCTAGCTAGCTTCCTAGGTTGGCTAGCTTGTTTTAGGCAGTTTGTCAAGTCTTTGGGGGAAAGTGATGACAAAGGAAGAGTTCAAGCAGAGATGGGAGTCGAATAATACTTACGGTGGGATAACTTTTCGTGACATTGCAGATTGCGCGGTCGAATGGCGTCTGTCGGCTAGGCCAATGACTGAACCGATTATGAGAGTCACAAACAGAGTGCTTATGGCCGCAGGAGTTGACGACCTATGGGAAGAAGAGAACGAAGAATGAGCCAACTTAGCAACGTTCTATGGTGGATAGTGCTATGGTTGGTTGTTGTTGGATTAATTTGGTTGATGGGCAAGGAGTAGAGGCTAGCGCCTTCCTCTCACTGAGAGGTTGGCGGTGTCCTTTTGATGCCAACTAACTTAGGGAGGTTAAAATGGATAGTGAATTGAAACAAGTCTTGCAAGATTTGCTAAGACTCATCCAAGAGTTAATTCCAGCGGATAGGATAGATTTATACACTGAAGTAAAGCTGCTTCACAGACAGTTAACTAAATTAGAAAGGGAATAGTATGAAGTGTTATATCTGTGACTCATTAGAAAGTCTAACTGCAAAAGGTCATAGTCATATATGTAAAAGTTGTAACAAGGATATGTCCAAGTTATCTCGATGGGCTAAAGAATTAGAGGAAAATGGAAAAGATCTAATGGCTCAGAAGCTTTCTGATGACTATTTGGAATTAGAATTAAAGAAGACTTGGTTAGGCTTTATGTTGATGCCGATCCAGGATGGCTATGAATATAGCCCCAGTAAATATGTAAAAAGTTTTCTTGTCTCAAGAAGAGGCTAGCCCGTTTGGCCCGTCGGGCCATTCGGGGTGTCCTCTCTGGCCACCCGGCGCACTGCGCCGCTCTCTGAGTTACCCTCCTGCTGGGTGGGAGGGTTTACCTCATGAGGTGAGTATGCAAACATTTTTAGCCTATGAAGATTTTGTTGCCAACGCTAAAGTGTTGGATATGCAGAGGTTAGGCAAGCAGCGTCCTGAAACTATTCAAATTCTCAATGCTCTCTCTAACCCAAGCTATGGCTGGCAAAATCATCCAGCAGTAACAATGTGGCGCACAGCCGAGTTTGGTCTTATTGATTATGGCATCGCAATTTGCGATGAATGGATACGACGCGGGTATCAAGATACTTGCCGAGACAAAATTGAGGCAATGCGTATTCATTTTGTCGATAGCAACAGCAGACCGTGGTGGCTAGGCGATCCACGCCTCCACATTTCCCACCAATCCAACTTGCTTCGCAAGGCTCCTTGGGCTTATGCTCATTTGTGGCCGGATGTGCCGAGAGATTCGGAATATTGGTGGCCTTCGAGGGAGGGGAAATGAGAAAGTGTAAAAGATGTGGATGCAGTATTGATAGTGATAGCGAATTTTGTCAATGGTGTAACCCCATTGTAGAATTTATATGGGAAGCTAGCTTGGCTATCCAAGAGAGATTTGGAAGGCCTTTCCTGCTGGATTTTAATTACAGCACTTCTACGGTTAGTTTACGCGACAATGAAACCGGAGATGAATGGGAAATTGAGTTTAGAGTAGTTTGAGGTAAAAGAATGTGGTCAGTAGGTCATCGCACCCGTCACGGCATAAAAACCCTAGCCAGCGGCCTCACCGAGCTTGAAGCAAAGCGAGTCCGTGCTAGAATGCGAGCGAAGGGAGTGATGGCTGTTATCTGGAAGGAAAGGTGAATGTATAACTTGGTGTGCAAAAGATGCGGTCGCCCGTTTACGGCGGCTGTTTGGTATTTTTATTGCGAGAGATGTAGGGGGAGCAGATGATTAATTTTTTCATTCAATGCCGCCACTGCGGCTTCACCTTGGCAAGCTGGATGCGGACTTGTCCGAGATGTGGGAGGTAAATATGTTTCGCTTTATCAAAACTTTTCGGTGCTGGGCTTGCAAATCGCCAATTCCACGCATTCCTTGGCGATGTAATTGTGGAGCTTGGAATTAGGAGGTAGCTATGGCCCAATGTAAACATGAGTGGCAAAAGATGACCAGCGTTTTAGGCTTACTCACAGTGAAACTGACACTAAGGTGTCGGAAATGCGGATTTGTCAAGACCATCACTAGGTGGTTATAGGAGGCAAGTTATGTTTGAATTTTTTGATATGGTGGGCAATTATGAAGCGCGGAAAATTGATCGCTATGAAGAAGGGAAGTTGATAGTGTCAACTGCTCATGTGAATGATTCCGCCTTTGATTACGAGACAGCAATTTCTCACCCAAACTATAATCGGGGAGCGTTTGTGATAGTGGAAAATTATTCCACTAAAGAGGATGCTCAGATTGGCCACAATAAATGGGTTGGGATGATGACTGCGGACGCCCTGCCGATGGTGTTGATGGATGTAGGTCAGAGTGGGGTGCAGCAATTTGCTGTCGCTTTGGGGATGGAGACTGACGTTCACTTTGACTTGGATGAGGGGGAATAAATGGATCCATCTCTAGCAGCTTATTTGCGAGCTAAGCTCGAAGAAGGCGGTCAAAAGACCGCCTCTGAAGTAATATCCTTTATAATCGCGTGGTATCACGATCATGGGGTTGCGGTTGAGGTTAGAAGCCGAGGCCTTTTCAAGGAGGACAACTAAAATGGAACCAGGAACCGTAGTAATGGCCACGCTTGGCCAAACTGATGAAGGCAAAGATCGCTCTCATTTTGGCGCGCTGCGAGCAAGCGAATTTTATCGCATCAGCGGCACAGTGAAAGGCAATCAGGGTGAGGTGACGAAAGTGAAGTTGGCAGGCGTTTCCGAATATTGGCCAGCTGACTTGTTTACGCCAGTTCCACAGGAGATGCTCGACCAGCTAGCTGCCAAAGTGAAAGAGCTTGACGCGCTGGGCGAAGGCAAGGTTGTGGCGAAGAGCGTGAGAGTGGCGATGGAAGGCCTAGTTTGAGTTAACAGTTGGAAGGCAACCCTACAGGTGGCACGGGCAATAAACTCGTGAGCGGTTCGATTCCGTTAGTTGCCATTCGCGGAGAGCCGTCAACAATCAAACTCAGAGAGAGCTAGGGAGTTGTGGCAAGATTCAACAATTCAATCAATTTAGGAGAACAGAAATGTCAAACATTACAGACGCAATCGAAAACGTGGCCAGCGATATCAACAATTCAGTCAGCGAAGGTTTTCGCACTTTGGCTGATTTGATTCGTGAGAAGCTGGAAAGCGGCGGAGCCGAACAGGCCAGCGCCTTCGAAGTCACCATCAACAACGGTGTTACCCGAATGGTTGTGAGCGATTCTGACGGCTACCTGAACACACAGGTCGCTCCGAGTGACGATGTGCGGATTCGCAAGGTTAATACCGCTACTGCTGGTGTGTAGGAGGTGGGATGCCTATCACTTTACGGGAAGTAAGTGAGCATTATATTGCAGCTTTGCAAGAGATTGCTAGTGCAACCGAGAGGGCTCAATCCGAAAGGGTTGGGCCTTCTTTTCTTGGTCTGCAAGATTGGTATAGGACAGAAGTTAGGCCAATAAGAATAAGCAATGAGGCTGGGGCTCCTATTACGGCTCAGATGCTAGATGATCTGACTAGGAGATTTTCGGCCAGACAACCAGAGAGTGCGCCACAAGCGCAGGGAGGACGAATGAGATTTTCAACAAAACCAACTCCGCTTAATGATGCGGAGAGGGCGAGGATGAGGGTTTTCTTCACTGAGATTTTGAGAGATGGAAAAGCTTCCTATCCTTTAGCTTACAATCGCTTTATTCTTTTCTCAGATGGCGTAGGCAGATGCATCTACCGCGACAGTCGCTGGTCGATGTCGAGTGAATATGTTTATATTGGTTACATGAGCGAAGAAGGCACCGGAGATCTGTCAGATCCCGCCGCCCGCCTAGCCCTAACAGTCGCTCTGATGGCACTTTGCGATTTGCAAAGCGATCCAGAGCTGTTACAGCTTGTTGAGCAACGGTTAGCCAAAATCTTGGCAGGCGTTTACGAAGGTGCAATAGCCCCGCTCGCCGAACGCACCAACGGCGAACCAGTAAGTCGCATCGCTTGGTCAACAACTGGCGGAGTCGCAGCTTTTGTGGACGGTCAGTGGACTTCACCTGTAACTGGCGAGGCTGTGGCAGTTGGTGAAGGGTGGGTAGTGGTTGAGACTGGGGAGGGGAGGAAGGCCAGTGAAACAAGACAGCCTTTAACTCCGTCCGAGACGGACTATGCAGATATCGAAAGACGATTCAGGGAGTGGGCTCTGAATTGGTCTACTGTTCCTACTTCTGATGGAAGAGATTCTGTGTCTATGAGCGATTCACTGAGTCAAACTCAGACGTGGCTCGAAACTCTTCAACCGAGATTAGCCGGATGTGTAGTGGAGCAAGATATAGATGGGGCTTGGGCTATTACCTATCCTAGAGCTCCAATTGTCTCTGGAGGTGAATCGTTACCGGAACCAATGCCTTTCTAGGAGCCAATATGGACTATTTATCCTTGCTGCAAGGAGCGGCTTTGCGGGCCTCAGAACTAGAGGCCCAACGAGCTGCCCCAACCGATTTCAAATGGCACTTCAACTACAAAGTCTTCATCAATCCAAGTGTTCGTTGTTCGTGGTGTAATGAGTGGCTACCCACAAAAATGGTGTGGGTAGTCGATGAGAAAGAGTGTAGAGTGCGAAAGCTTTGGACACTTGAAGGGGAGCGGCTCGACGTAGAAGCTTGCCATCCCCACGTAGGCACCGCTGGCGCTATTTGTATGGGGGATGCTCAGACAGTTTCCGAGGCTCTCTTCAGTGGCATCAGCAATGACGCTTTCAGCGATTCCAAGCCTATTAAATGGTTTCCAAAAGTGCTAGGTCATAGGTGTGAGACTTTGGGGGAGGATTTAGAGAGTGAGTATGATGAAGACTCTATCACTTGCTATGGATGTGATGGAGTGTATCATCGAGATGATTCTTATTACTCAGCGGAAACTGATCGAGATTATTGTTCGGATTGCTTTTATGAAAGTCACACCAACTGCAACGGTTGCTGCAATGACTTTTATGATGATGGCGACGAAGCAACCATTTCCACACCAGACGGCGCCTACTGCCAATCTTGCTTCGGTGACAGATTCTTCGAGTGTGAAGGCTGCGACGAGATCTTTCGCCTGGAAAGATTGCTAGCAGATGATCGTTGCGAAGATTGCTGGAGCGAGAAGTGGGAAACTTGTGACCAGTGTGGGGTAGACTTTGAACGTGAAGCCAAAGAACTCAACGAAGATGGCTTATGTTCTGACTGCGAACCAATAGAGGAGGATGAATGAGCGAAATCAAACGAGTTATAGTTGTCGGAGCTGGCGGTGTCGGGTTTTGGCTAACAGTTGCGCTTCGGCGCGACAAGCCAGATCTTGAAGTCATTGTTTATGATGACGACAATTTCTACGGAGGCTACGGCGCACAACGCCTCCCACACGTTTCTAACAAAGAAACTAAAAAGGTAGATTTCTTGAAAGGCTTTGTGAGGATGGTGATGAGGGATGAGCCTCCCACGGTTTATTCAACTAAATTCGTGGAAGAGTTTCATGGACTTAATAGCCATACCGATACGTTGGTAGTTGACGCTACCGATATGGATCTCAATAGGCGTCGTCCTATTTGGGATACCTGTCGAGCGGCGGGTTGCCAAATGCTCCGAGTCTCCTACGACGGCAACGGCATCGTTGTCATCTCTCGTGGTCTTCCTTTCTCAACCAATCCCGGAGGCAACTACGCTCGTGTTCCTACCTTGGCTCAGAGTTTGTGGGCAGGAGGCGTAGGCGCGGCAGCGGTCGAGAAGTTGTTGGCTGGGGAGGAAGTTTCTGATTATCAGATGGAGTTGAAATGAAAACAGATTACAGAAACGAGTTGATTATTAAAAAGGGTGAAATAGACACATTACTCGAAAACCACCTAAAAGCTGATCGGCCTCCGATAACGGATTATGTTATACAGGTAGTGTGTGGCACTAATGATAGTGCTCCCTTCGTTAGCGAACATTGGTTTATTGCAACTACAGAAGGTGGGGGAAGGGTGGTCGCTCAAATAGGTCAGAAACGAGAATGGGAGGATCCAGAAGATGTTCAAAATTCCAATAGTTAAAAATTGCCCCATTACCCGCGCTTCTCTCGGTCGCATCACAATGCCCCAATGGCTCATTGCCGACATCGTGGGCACCCTCGAGCGTGAACGTGGCCAAGAATGGCTCATTCTTTTGCACGGTCAGCGTTCGGCTGATGGGGTGGAAGTGGTGATTGAAAGCGTGACTGTGCCAAGTGACCAGAAGCGACACTCGACCGAGGTGGAGCTCGGCGATGGAGATAAAGTTGACGATGTGATCGGAGTTCTTCATTCCCATCACTCAATGTCGGCTCGATTCTCATCTACCGACGACACTAAACTTAATCCACGCTTCGATATCTCAATCGTTGTGTCTGAAAACTTGGTAGATGACGAATCAACGTGGCTCGGCTTCTCTTATCAAGCCGAGGGCGGGATCAAACTCCCTTGTGGCGTTAAAGGCCGCATCGAGTTTGCTCTCGTACCTGAAGAAGTGGAAGATTGGCCTGTCACTCACCAGTTTGGCTACGGTGTCAGCAAAAACACCGACCCGGGCGACTGCGCCAAAATCACCTACTCAGACGAAGATTGTGACAAATGGCATATCAATCGTTTTGCTGCCTGTCAACAGCTTCCAACCGAAACTGTCCAACGCGCCTATGCTTTCGGCAAAGGCACCGATGACTTGCATAAGCTGCTGCCTCCACCCGTATCGAACAAAGTGATTTATGGCGGGTGGCGTCCAGCCAGCTCGGATAGTAAGACTATCCTTTTGGACGACGGTGGCCTATCCGACGATGTATGGGCAAGCTACGACAAATGCGATAACTGCCAATTCTACGAACCCATCAATGAGCTCGAACGTCGAGGCCAAGCTCTCCTTTGCGCTGACTGTGCCAGCTTCTTTCTCGATTCGGTTGAGCCTATCATCGCGGGCTCGCCGTGGGAAGATGACGTAGAGTGGGAAGGTCGTGAGGTGCAGTTGTTGGTTAAGGAATATGGGGGTAGTTTATGATATTAGCTTTTGTGGCTCAAGAAGGTGGATGCGATTACACAATCGGATGTGGACTAAAGATAGTTCAACTAAAGGCTGAAACTCTGCCACAAGCTTGTGAAGAGATAGTCGAATACGCTGACATCGAAGGTGTGCGGCGAATCCAAATATTCGGCGGAGAAATCCTAGCCGATTGGGAGGTTGATGGTGGACAATTCACACAACCTTAAAGGCATAGCCTGGGACATCTTCACAACCAACTTCGGTCGGGGCGTTGCAATCCAGCGCCTCGATTTTATCCTCGATGCCTATGGACATCCAACTTATCCCAATGATATATTTGCCACAGATTCGGCAGCGAGAGAGTTTGTTGAGGTGATGGCGGAGTTTGGGGATCCAGATTGCAAGCTGGCGATTGAGATGGTGAAGCAATACGAAGAAGACCAAGAATCTTACTTCGATCGCTTACAAGATGAGGAGGATGCTTTGCAGCTTCCCCTTCCATAAAGGGGCGGCTGGAGTGCGATCCACTCCCGTCTAGCCACGCGGTTAGATGTAGTTTTTGATTGCATATGAAAAGGTTAAATTTCAGAGCGAAAAGGGCCGGAGTCGGGTCCGGCCTTTCTTTTGTTGGAGGCCAAATGAACTGGCAATCTCTTCGTAACAAAATCATCATCAAACGCACCTACGAACAGCGCTATGGCTGGGGCCAGCATCCTTGGTCTTGGCTGCGTGTTGTGAGTGACTGGTGGAATGGGAGGTAGCAATGGCAATCATCTGGACAACCTGCCATCGCTGCGGGAAACGATACAATAAGAAGATTGGGCACCGATGCCTGAGGAAATTGCAATGCACGATGACACTCGGTTAGCAATTAAAATAGTAGTCATAACCGCCACCTTCATAGGCCTTCTGATGTTTATCGCGTGGCTCACTGACCCGGCAATGGGCCAGCAACCTGTCACCCGCGATCTTGATATGCGTCTCTCGGCCCGCGATGGCCAAGTTTACGGCATTGCCGATGAAGGCGGCATTCTCCCAATCGGTGTGTGGCAAGTCCAACTCCTGCAAGCCCAACGAGGCGGGCGTTCTCGCTTCTATGCCTTTCACACTCTCACTAACGGCGGTGAAAACCTTCTCTTTTCCTATCGTCAAGGCTCACCTAGCCGAACCAACGACGGGGTGGAAGTGAATGTGATTGAGTTCCCTGGCTCAGCTTGGGTGCCGTTGAGCGGCAAAGGCAGGCTGTGGGAATTGCCGGGTGGAGACTATAGAATTGTGGTGAAGGTTGCGTTGGTCGGAGGTCAGTAATGCTCATTCTCCCCGAAGATCACAACTCTAAAGCTTGGGTCATCGAGCAAGTTGGCCAAGGCCTTGCTGCCATCAAAGCGGCAGGCTTTCGTATCACTCAATGGAAGCCAGTCGAAGACGGCGTGTGGCGAGGCAACGTATGGGTCACTGGCAAAGTCGGCAAGTGGGAACCTCGGATATGGCTGGTGCCTCACGTCAAAGGCGTCAGTTACATCTACGTAGGCTACGACTACATAAAGGTGCCAGTGTGGGCAGGCGATCCCGTCAAGCTTGTCGACGGTTTCGTTGGTAGCCTGCGCCCACCACTCATTCGCCTGCTCGGAGATAGCCGTCGTCATCTTTGGTGTTGGCATCGGATGACTTTTCCGGCTGGGGCTGGCGAAATGCTGGGTGTGGCGAGCGAGCGACTCTTTGCTCCCTTCCTATCCAAAGACACCAAGCGACACGGCTTCGAATGGATGAAGCGTGAACCGATCGAATATCGCGGCCTCACTTTGCTGGAAGGACTCGAAGAGGTGCTAACCGAAGAGTGGGATCGCCGCCTGCGTCACGACTGGCATAGTGGCGAAGCCGCTCGCGCCATCGCAAAGATGTTCCAATGGTGGAAAGCGGCGTGGCCTATTCCACAGATCTTGTGGAGCGAAGCCTTGTCAGAAACCAAGCGGGGCCTATCCAGCAAACGCAAAAGCAAATCAACCATAAAGGCCAAGCCTTTGCGAAATAAAAGACGTTCGCTAATCAGCGAAGAAACACGGCAACGGCTTAAGAGTGAGCCGAGACCGAAGTGGGGGAATCCGGGATGAGAGTAGAATGGGAATTTAGCATTATAGAAAGGATACTTGAGGCATCAGCCAAAATAGTATATGGAGATAATTTTATTCAGGGAAACTTAACAACATCCAGTTGTGAGTGTTGTGGTTCATTTGTTGAATACGAGATTGAGTTAAAGGAGGAGACAGCAGATGCCAAGAATAATCAGTGATGAACTCTTTGCACAAGTGTGTAGAGAGCTAGGAGAATTTCAATCTGAAATGCTGGATGAGTTTATGTACAGCACCGCAAATGTAACGGATGGTAAGTATGAATATGATCCCAATAAAGGGGAGCGATTCATTTATGAGGAGGTGGCAGATGCCCAGAATCATATCAGATGAACTCTTCGACAGCTTGATGCAATGCGTCAAGGATCAGAGGTTGTTGGGGGTGATGGGGTTGTTGGAGCGAGTGGCACAAGAATCTGTGCCCGTACAGAATGGTGATCTTCTGTACGATATAAAGCGTAATCTCTATCTACAATCTTACATAGCTACAGAGGAGCGCAAGTGAGTCAGAAACAGACAACAACTAAAGTCATCACCCTTATCTATGATGTAACCAAGTCCGATGAGAGTTGGGTTGACGATCTATGGCAATCTTATTGCCGCAATGAGATCGAACTCGAACAGGTGTTGAAGGAATTGAAGAAGAAAAAGTGGCTGGTTGAGACGAGGATGATTCCAAATCCAAATAAATAGACCCGTCCCTATTGACGATCCGCGCCGCTGGCGTTATGATGCGCTGCAAAGGAGAGATATGAAAGCAGAAACTTACATTCAAAGAAACTGGGATAAGCTTCCCAAGAGCACCTTCGATGGTGAAGAAGTGGTTATGGTGGAATGGGTGGCAGAAAGCGATGGTGGATATGGACACCACAATTTTGAAGGATGGGGCGTAAATAAAGAAGGTAAGACAGTGTGGTGTTATTCATCCGGTTGCTCTTGCAATGGAGAAGCTGGCATAGACCATGACCATACAACATCCGAAAAAATGTTTGAAGCTTATCACCAGTTCAAAGAAGCTGATTGGGATAAGTTTGATTGGTCCGGCTTAACTGTTAGTTATGACAGCTACTAAGAAGAAACGCATCCCCCATTGGAAAAAGAAACGCGAGGAGCAAGCCAAACAAAGTGGCAGACGCCGTGCCCGCCTAACTGCCGCCATAGGCTTCGAAATCCTTGGCGAACACCCCGGCCAAGCTCTCGTCTGGTGGCGTCCATCTGTCTATATGGCGCACGAGAAGCGCACAATCGGCTTGCCGGGAATGGGCATTGCCACGCTGGTTGGAAGCGAAGAAGAATTGCTTGCTATGCAGCAGGCAATGGAACAGGGGATTGAGGCTTGGGCTAGGGGAGAGATGGTTGAGGGTGGTTTTCAATGTTGTAAATGTAAGGGAGAAATAATAGATGAATGAACATGTTTTAGGGGCAGTGTTATTTATGGCCTGCTTAGCGGGCGTCTTTCTATTGTGTGCCATATTCTTAGCATTAGCGAACCTGGGAGGGAAGAAATGAATAAAAGTTTCATTCGCTTATTCGGAGTCCTGCTCACAGCCGGACTTATGATGCTGGCTTTGCTTGTGATGGGAGGTTGAGATGGAAGTTGTAATAGTGGCGCTTCTTGCATTGGCCGTATTTCTATTTATGTCATATTTTTTGAATGAAAAATTATGAGCGACAAACTCTTGGTCCACCGTCTCGGTGCAGACCCAATCGAACTCGACCGTTCACAATGCCATCTCTTCTCTCGCACCGAACTCGTTACAGGTCAAGCCTGTCCGCAAAAACGCTACTTCAACTACAAGTGGCAAGGACATGGAGTGGAAGGAGCAAGGACGCCGGATGACTTAAGCTTGGGGAAGGCGGTTCATGCTGGGTTGGAAGCATTCTTAATGGACGCTAAGATTGGAGCAGATATTGATTACGAATCACCGCCAGCTATCGCTCGCATCGAAATGCTGGAAGCAATAGAAGAAGGTATCGACCACGGCACCAACTCTATCTTCGACCAGATGATGCCCGAAACAGTCCAAGTGCTGGGAGAGGAGCAAGCCAATCTAGCTTACGCCCTTGTGTGGGCGTTTGGTAAACGCCGCTTGGCCAGCTTGCTCGAACGCTATGAGGTGGTGGAGGTTGAGCCGGAGATTAATTGGTTGGTTGGCATTGGAGAGGGAGAATGGATTGAGGAATTGGATGTTCGAGCTGATGATATCTTCATTGTTATGATGTCCCGTCCCGACGCCATTCTCCGCTCTCGTGAAGACGGCAAACTCTGGACCGTCAGCTGGAAAACCAGCAAGCGCTTCACTCCCGACTATCTCGCCCGTCTCGAATGCGATATCCAATCCATCACCGAAGGGCTGGCTGTGCAGGCCAAGTACGGCGAGGAACCGGGTGGCACCTTTTACAGCTACTTCCTCAAAGGTGATCGGGTAGCTGATGAGGAAACGGGAGCCAAGCGTTATAGCTCTCCACTTATTCGGCCCTATTCAAATTGGACCGGCGTAGGCGAACCCACCTACAAGGGAGCTTACAAGTGGCACGATCAGACTGGCGCAGAAAAGCGCTTAGGCAAAGGCTGGTTACGCACTGACATCTGGAAGTCGATGGATATGTCAAGCTGGCTCGAGCTCTTAGACAGCGGAGCGGTGCAACCAGAAGCTAACCGAGATTGGATTAGCGAAGTCGTGGCAGAGCCGTTGCCTATGCCATTCAAGGCGGGCGATGCCGTCGAGTGGCTCAAGATGGCAGTCCGAGAAGAAGCCCGTTGGATTGACCCTGAGCAACCAGTCGCCAAACACACCGGCAGTTGCTTCAACTACAACCGGCCTTGCACATTCTTCGACATCTGCCACCGTGGGGATTCGTTGGAGAGGCAGCTTGCTGCTGGCATCAAAAAAGTTAGAGTGCCTCATCATGGGGCAGAAATTCAAACAGAGGGGGAAGATTAAATGAAATTATTCGGAGTGACTGCACAGTTTACTGTAGAGTCTTACGCGGACAAATTTGCAGCGGATGCAGCTGAAGCTGAAACTCTGTCAGTAGACGAAATCCGATCAGAGCTTAAGAGACTTGGATTGAAACTCATTTCGCCGATTGTTACGTCGGCGTCTGAAAGAAAGATTTTAGACGAGGGAGAAGACTAATGGAAATCGCAATCTTTGGGGCAATGGCCGTGCTCGTAATGGCAGGCGGCATTGTCAGCGCAATTGTGGATGAGAGGAAAGAAAGGAGGGGGAAGTGAGATCGATAACAATTGAGTTGGAAGATGATAGCTTTCGCATATATAAAAATGGCTTGACGGCGATTGAAGCTATCGGTTTGATGCAGAGCGCATTATGGGATCTCGAATTGAGAACCAAGCTTGGATTTAATACTCAATATGTAGAGGAGATGGGAAATGGCAACACCAGCACCAGCACCGAAACCAACAACGGCCCAAGCAACAACACCTAAACCAACATTCACCAAACCAGAGTTCATCGGCGAACGCCAACCAACCATCATCCCGCCAGAAGTAACTCACGTTACGTTGTTTGGCGGATTTTATGGGTCAGGTAAAACAACCATGGCGGTGGGAACAGATAAGGCCTGTAACACAATTTTTGTTGACCTGGAATCAAAGGGTGAGGGCGTGGCTAAGCGAGCGGGCATTGCCAACTACTTCTGCCCACCACAAGAAGCAGCTGGCCTTTATGGCTTTAACATCCCCGGCACGGCGATCTTCAATCGCACAAGGGAGATTTTAGAGGCGATTCCCCAAGATCGTTTCACTGTCTTGATCCTCGATGGCCTATCCATCCTTCAGGACTCAATGCTTGAAGTCGTCAAAGCTAGCCCCCAAAGCTTCGGTGTCAATCCTTCAAACGCTATCAGCGGTTCGATGGGCGGAGCGTGGCCGGGAGTTGGCATTCTTTTGCAGCGTGTCTTCAATGTGGCCCGAGCCAAGGGGATTCAAGTCATCGCGGTCACAACTGAAGCCAAGGCAAAGTGGGGAAACGCAGGCCCAGTTCTAAACAAGTTCGAACTAAAAGGCCAGTCAATCATTCACAAGATGTCTGTCTTATCGCTGGTGATGGTTCCTGGTTTTCCCCAATACAAAGGAGCGCCTTCTGCTTTGGTTCTGAAAGAGCAGCTGGGCGACTTCCAATGGCGAGACGGAGCACAGCAAGTCATCAAACGCATCCCGCCCAAGCTTCCACTCGCCACAATGGAAGAGGTTTATCGCTATCTGCGGGAGCCAGCCGATTATGGCAAACTTCGACCGGAAGAGATTCCTTCTCTGGAAGAGATCGAACCGTTTAAGCCGATTGTTAGCAAGGATCAGCTGGCCAGTATGGACAAGTTGCTAGAGCTTTCCCGCATAGCAAACGCTGACGATATCGAATAAGTTTATGGCCGTGCCCGAAAGGGATGCCCCGTCTTGATCAGACGACAACCTAGGGGCGTTAGCTTGAGACTGAAGCACACGGCCACCCTTTCACTGAGCCTCCCATCGAGGGAGGTAAACACTAACAATCAAACCAAAACAAAACGAGGTTACATAATGTCACAATTCGATATGAACGATCCCAATTTGGAACTTGACTTGCCAGAAGGCTATGATCCGGAAGGAGAACTGGTAGGCGGCCTGCCCCAACCCCCAGCCGATGGCGTCAATCGTGTCGCTCTCTTTCTGGCCGAGGACACTGAGCAGAAAGCTGGTGTGCGTTTCAGCAAAGGCAAAGTCGTTGCAACGTTCCGGGTTCGCGCAGTCAAGGAAGATGGAGAGTTGGGAGTTTATCTGAAAGACTACTATCCCACATCCCAGGTCTTCGAAGGCCAGACCACAAGCGCCCTTGCCAACCTGTGCAAGTTGGCAGGCAAGCCTGTTCATGCCACTCAGTCCGCCACCTACATCGAGCACGTCAAGTCAGTCTTCTCAACAGAAGAACCGTTTTATGTGCAGGCCAAGACTCAGTGGATTAAATCCACTCCGTCGCTGGAGGAAGATGGCACTCACCGAGTTGACCCCACAACTGGCTACAAGATGTACGACGAACTCAAAGGCCAGTCCAAAATCGCTCACGCCGCAGTCACCGCTGCTCAGGTGCGAGCGATGGAAGAGGGCTTGGACGAAGAGGCCACTCAGGCTGCCATCACCTACGCTGCCAACCACCCCCACCTCTACATCGACCCAATTAGCGGCGATGAAAAGAGTGTGCGAGCGGAAGTTCGTTACATTGTGGGTAAATAGAAATTGTTATTCAGGTTCGGGGGGTTAGAGCCCATTTGAAGCCTTGTAAACTTCACATGCTTGGATAACAACTAGGGGCCTCGCAAGGGGCCCTATCTTTGGAGAACAAAATGCAAGATTGGCAACAACGTCTGATTGAAGAGTATGAACAGTTGAAGGGACGGACGGAAAAGCTCGATGCTTATCGCGCTTCAGATAGCTGGCAAGAACTGGACATCATCGACCAAACTTTGTTGGAAAACCAATACCTCTTTATGGTAGGCTACGGCAACATTTTAGAAAAACGAATCGAAAGATTCGAAGGAGGATCAAATGCCTAGAGGAGCGAAGTCAACGCAGAATGCGAAAATCAAACGGCAAGCCAAGCGGGCCGAAGAGCGCAAGGCTGAGCACGAGAAGAAACAGGGGCAGAAGACTGGAGGGAAATGAAATGGAATACGCAAAGATTGATACTCTATTTGGTAGAGATGAAAACTTTCGAGTAGATACTTCACAGCTTAAACATCCTGTCTTTGCTACATTAAAGACTTGGGAAGTTACCGAGAAGATTGACGGCACCAATATGCGAGTTACTCTTAACGAGGGCGAATCGACTGTAAAGATTGATGGGCGAACTGATCGCGCATCAATTCCAGGAGATCTCTTCCGTTACATGATTGACATATTTCCTGCTGCTCCACTTCACGCCGCAATGGATGAACACGGTTCGGGCTGGGAGAGGGTAGTTCTTTATGGTGAAGGTTACGGACGAGGAATCCAAAAGGGTGGATGCTATCGAGACGATAAAGCTTTCCGTCTGTTTGATGTTCTGATTGGTAATAAGTGGTGGTTAGACTGGGCTGCGGTAGAAAATGTAGCAAGTAAGTTGGGCATTAAAACTGCCCCCTATTTGGGATCGTGGACCTTGGACGAAATTATCGAGAGAGTTAAGATGGGGATTCCTTCCATTGTAGCCAAAGAAGAAAGCGGACAAGATGTTTTGATGGAGGGAGTTGTGGCCCGTCCGTTAGAAACTCTGTTCGACAAACGAGGTCAACGTTTAATTCTGAAACTGAAAACGAAGGACTTTACCGGAGGCAGATAAAATGGCATCCTGGCTAGGCAAAAGTGGTGTGGCGATTGTTTGTGATCAGCTTACAGCGGGTGGCAAAGCCGTCTTACAGAAAGCCATCCGCAGAGCAGGCTGGCAAATCGAACAGTTCAGCGTATGTCGCTGGGACGATATCCCAGCCAACACCCGAGCTCTCGTAGCCTGCGGCGATCGAGCCCTCGACGAACTAACCGGCTGGAAAGGCGGCAAGCGAGCTAGCGCTTACACGCGTGGGTATCTTTTGCCTAGCTATACTGGGCTTCCAGTGGTGCCTACCTTTGACCCTTCGAAGGTGGCGATGGGGCAGATGAAATTGCTAGGCTTGGTGATGAACGACCTAGGCGTAGCCTTGCAAGCTGCTAGTGGGGCGCGCAAAATCTGCGCTGATCCCAAGGCTGTGGTTAACTATCGAGTAGGCTTGCAAGCCTTGAAAGATTTATATGCGGAGGCCGCCGCCAACCCCGAGTTGCTGGTGGCCTTCGACCTTGAAACAGCAACAAGCTGGGAGGAGGATGAGGATGAGTCGATTGAATTTTCAAGAGATATCGAGGATGAGGGACAGCCTGAAAATTTGGATGAGGAGTTACCTGGAGATGGGGGCAAGTCCAGATCATCTTCTAACCGAGATGGCCTTAACTTGGAGAGAGCTCAGATCCGAACAATCCAATTCAGCTTGCGACCCGGCACCGGCATCTCCTGCGACTGGTCCGACGAGTGCCGAGATTGGGTCCAGCGGATTATGCAGTTGCCCAATCCACTCGCAGGGCACAACTGTTTCTACCGTGGAACCAAAGTCTTAATGGCGGATGGAGAATGGAAAGATATAAACCGCATACACAAGGGAGAGTATGTTCGAACTGTTGATGAAACTGGTTTATTGTGTAATCGCCAAGTGACGGATACTTCACATACAAAAGACGCGCGTAAATGGGTAGAAGTTAAAGTTGACGGAGGCTACAAGAGAGGTTCAGGTAGGTGGGGAAATCCTGGTGTAGTGTGTACTGAAGATCATAAATGGATTCTGGCTACTGGTCAGAAAGTGGAAGCTTCCGACTTAGCTCCGGGCGATAACGTCTTAATTCCGTGGCAGGGAAACAGTCATATTATCTTTGGCTCTCTTCTTGGAGATGGCAGCGCATCTAGTACGCAAGCGGGCCGCTTTACATGCGGACATGTAAATAAAGATTGGGCGGATGCCAAGGCTTCCAGTTTCGGAGTGGTGGCCAAGCCTTTTGAAGTTAAGGCCGGTTATAATCCGGGAACTATCATGTACACGTTTGCTGCTCAGATAGGCCATTTCTGGAGAGATTGGTTTTATCAAGAAGATAAAACAAGACGTTGGCATCCCCCCTCTGTAGAGGCCTTGGCTATTTGGTATGGGGATGACGGCTGTTTAGCTAAAAAACAAAACGCCACTTTCTCTTTGCACAAATATCCCGAACAAATTGGGCAGATAAAAAGCTGGTTCGAAATGTGTTATGGCCCCTGTTCAATTCACAACGAAGCTGTGCTTTATCTGCACAAAGAAACAAGCGATAAATTTTTCGCGGAGATTGCTCCACTTCTCCATCCAAGCATGGAATACAAGCTATTGGCTAAGTATCGAGGTCAGTATAATGGATGGATGGCCCGAGTTGAACCCCAAGTTGGAATAGTCAAGAGCGTTACTCCAGCGGGTAAGGGCAACAAGTGGGACAAGCACAAATACTGTCTAACTGTAGACGAGACCCATACATTCTTTACCCGTATGGGCCTCGTTTCAAACTCGTGGCTCTTTGACGAACCGATCCTCCGAAACCACGGAATCGAAATAAAGGAAGGGACTCATGACACGTTGTGGATGTGGCACCACCTTCAACCAGACCTCCCCGCTCACCTTCAAGGAGTGGCTTCGCTTTATGAAATGCCTTTTCCCTGGAAGCATCTTTCGGGAGCAGACCTCGACTTCTATGGCGCGGCAGACGTGGATGCTGTTCAGAGAATCATGTCGGGATTGCCGAAAGCGTTGGCTCGCCTTGGCCTTCAAGATGGATATGAGCAATATGTCAGACGTTTTAGACCAGTGCTGGCAGCAATGGAACGACGAGGTATACCGGTTTCAAAAAGCAAGTTAGAGGATTTAAGGACTTGGCTCTCCCAAGAGATCACCCGAATGGACAGCGAACTACAGCCGATGATTCCAAGCGAGTGGAAGGGAAGAAAGTATTGGAAGACTTGGCCTGCTGACTGCAAGCCGTTGGTAGAGAACGTAAAGACAGTGCTCAAGACTAGAGCAATTGCGGAGTGCGAAAGTTCTGGTCGCAAAGTGACCAAGAAAGCTACAACGTTTGTGGTCAAGCCAAGTGACTTTGACTATGGATTACGGGAGAACGTAACTCAAACCTTGGGTTATGGTTGGGAAGGCGACCAGCTTTACAAAGAACTGGACTTTAATCCCCGCTCATCCCAGCAAATCCTTGCCTACATCAAGGCCAAAGGCTATCCTGTCCCTCTCCGGTTCAAGGATAAGGAGGAAACAACCTCTGACAAAGAGCTTGAGCGACTGGAGGCGAAGACTAAGGATCCGGTCCTAACTTTGGTGAGGGGCATCCGAGCTTACAGCAAGATGGGCAATGCTTATGCTGGTAAGTTGTTAGAAGATGGCTCGATCGAAGGAGGCTGGCAACCGGGGCCAGATGGCAGACTTCGTGCCACGATCACCTTCGGACCCGCCACTGGCCAGCTAAGCTCACGCAACCCCAACATCATGACGACCCCCAAGCGTAGAGCGGAACTTGCCAATAAGTTTCGTCAGTGCATCGTGGCTGAGCCGGGATACAAGCTAGTGGAGCTTGATTACACCGCGTTTCACGCCCGTACTCTCGGCTTGGCTGCCCAAGACGCTGCCTATATGAAGCTGGCTGCGATGGACATTCACTCTTTCGTGGCGGGCCATATGATCAGGTATCCAGGAATCGAGACAGCCCTAACCCTAAGCGATGCCGATCTCAAACATCTGCTCGAGGAAATAAAAAGCAAGCACAAAAATGTCCGCAACTTCAAAGCTAAGCCTGCCATCTTGGGCATCGGCTTCAAGATGGGCAAGCGCCGTCTCTATTATGAGAACCGCGATAGCTATGAAAGCGAAGCTGAAGCAGGCAAACTCATTAGCTTGCTGCAAGCACTTTTTCCAAATGTCTTCAAATGGCAGGATGACATTTGCGAGAAGGCGGATAAGGATGGCCGGCTGATCAATAGTTGGGGAGCTTGTCGTTGGTTTTGGGACGTGATGAAATGGACTATGCGGGATGGGCGTTGGATCCGATCAACTGGCAGAGATGCAGAAAAAGCAACCGCTTATCTGCCCAGTTCTAATGCTCACTTTATGTTGCGTGATAAGTTATTGCAAGCTAATGACAAGGGCTGGCTCGAATGCTACGGCCTCATCAACGTAATACACGACGCCGTTTTATTCCATTGCCCCGACAAACTCGTAGACGAATGTATTCACAACATCAAACAACTACTTGAAGCTCCCGTGTTGCAAATGGCCGATCCTAAAGTCGCCCCGAACGGTTTTACTTGTGGCGCGGAAGCAATGGTTGGACCCGACTGGTCCAAAATGGAGGACGTAAAATGACCGCAGCTGTTATCTTTTTAATCGTAGTCTGGTTCTTGTGTGTCATCGCTTGGTACACTGTTGGGTCAGATAAATTTGGGGGAGAATAAGATGGATCAAATAATCAATTACATCTCCCCCTCGGGCCTTATAGCTATCGTCATCCTAGGCTGTTGTGCACTCTATCTATTGAGTGGCAAGCTCAATGAAGACAAGGAATTTGAGAGTGGAGTTTCAAAGTTTGGGTTACTGATTGTAACCCTAATTATAGTCGCTTTGTGTGTCCGATTTGGACTGTTGTAGGAGGAAGAATGAAATCAAAATGTACAATCTGTGGAACGCCATTGCCAAAGCCGGGGCTTTGTGTGAGATGTAAACAAGCTAATAGGGGAGGGAAGGGTGTGCAAGCAACACTACTGGATCAAGGTTAGAACCGAAAAAGTTGGCGATTGGGTTCGCACTCTTTGGAAGTGCGCTCGCTGCGGCCAACACAAATTCACTCAAACAGATGGAGGGCAATGATGGATATTTATGTTCCTTATGGTTTTCGGGGTGACGATTACGAGGAGCCTTCTGATATAGAATATTACTGTCACGAATGTGACTATAAGAGTTGCAATCGTCAGGGCTTCCACCAATGCTGGGTGGACAATCATACTATTAGCGAGCGACCAATGAAGTTCGATTCTGTAGATCACCCCCAACATTACAACGCAGGTCGCTTCGAAGTCATTGATGTGATTGAGGATTGGAAGCTAGGCTTTAACTTAGGCAATGCCGTCAAGTATATCGCCCGCGCTGACTACAAAGGCAAGCGTCTCGAAGATTTGCTCAAGGCCAAATGGTATATTGAGCGAGAGATCGCTAGAGAGGAGAAGAATGGCAGCTAAAAAGAAGCCCACCCCACAAAAGAAACCTCCCGCAACAAAGTCGAAGGAGGTTTATTATAGGTGTCCTAAGTGTAAGCGAATTGTTTCGTCGGTGTCGATGCATCAGTGCTAGTTGAACGAAGGGGCAGCCGGAACCGCTTTACCTGCGCTCAACGCATTCAACACCTGCACAACATAGTGCAAAGCTTTGCTGGCTTTCGGGTGGGCAGACGCCAGCTGGAACTCAGCAATGGTCAACAGCGGAGTGGCGATGATGATGGCAGTGCGAGCTGGGCCACTAATCTTACCAACAACCGCTCCGACAATCACATCTGGAAACGGAGGCAAATCCGCATCGCCATTGTTGACGCTGACGATAACTTCAGCGGCGTAACCAATGATGGTACCGGCCACATCATCCGGACCAGTTTGATTCTCATCCAAATTGACAAGGCTCTGGCCAGTAGCCGCCAAGTAGGGGGCAAGTTTCAAAAAGAAATTCGAAGGCATAGGTTCACTCCATAGAGAATGCCACGCATGGGTGGCTAGGGTTGATAGGGCGTGCCAAGTGGCAAGAATTGTTTGGTAGATGGTCATAATCTTAGAAAGAGAAGTTTAGCATAAGCTAGAATAAATTGCAAGGAGACAAAATGAAGACAGGAATTATGCAAACCGGTGTGTCTCATCCAGCTCGATTAGAGTCTGGGTGGGATTGGTTTACTGGTGAGGATCTGACTGAAGGTGAAGAACTCAACCTTCGAGAAGAAGGTTGGGAACGGTGGATGTTAGATTCTATTGAAAGCCGTGAGCTGTGGATCCGGCCCACCCCCAAGCAGCCACAGACAGAAGTGCCAGAGGTAGTGACTGAGGAAGGAGGGCCGGATGATTAGACTAGCTGCTTGGCAAGGCAGTGAGCAAGATCCTGAACAAAGCTCTCATTCCTAACCCTCAGTTCTTCCAAGAGGGAGTCCCGAAATTTGGGGGCTTCCTCTGACGGGACCAAGCGGTCGATCGTGTCGTAGGCGTAGTCGACCAAGGGGGCAGCGAAGGCGTGAAGCAAGTCATGCAAGATATGTTCCTGCCTTCCTTCGGCTTGATCAAAGAACTGCGGAAAGAACGTCAGCTTAACCGAGCGATATTCATAGAGAGTGTTGCTGGTGATCAAGATCCCATCCGAGGATCCGGGCGAGGCCCAACTCACATACACCCGCTGGCACCATCCCGGCACCAGCCACGCAAAGGGCTTCAGTTCTTTCTTCAGCTGCTTAGCAATAAGAGCTGGCACATCTGGTTCGAAAATGAATTTGTCCATTATCCCCTCCCTTTGTAGACTTTGCCGGTTGGTGCCACGAATTGTGAGTTAAAGATGCGCGGCACGTAGTATGTGAATAAACCGTCGCGGTTGAAAAAGAAATCCCCAAAAGCCAGCTGCCAGTTCTTTGGGTTCTGTTTGATGTAAGCCTGATCGAGTCGGCACAAGCAGCCCATAGATTGGCCAACTACCACTTCGTCTTTACCATGCATGACCTTTGGGGATTCCATTACGTCGTGGGTGTTTTGAGTAACCATAACCCTACCGTTACGCCTAACCACCAATGTTCCATTGTCGACATTGACACACCACATTCTTCCAGAATAGGGAACTAGACGAACGTGTCTGGACTTGGTTACTTGTACCCATTCTTTCTCAAAGATATTTATCTGAGCACACTTCTTATTACTCAGAAATCCTCCAGTCCTCCAGTAAACGGTAGTCTTATGGCCTGTCAGAAATAGCCTAGCTTGAAACGCATCTACCCATTCCGGATTATTGCAATATAGCAGGCGTTGAGATTTATGTTTGCCAGTGTAAGTTGTGCCATCTCCTTTTATGTACTCGGCAAGAAATATTTGAAATTGTCGGTCCGACAATTTCCAGAACCAATCTGGCAAGTCCTTACCTTTTCGCAAATACGGCATAAGTTTTTTAACTGCGGAAGCATGCAATCGAAAACGATATGCAGGTAGGCGGCTAGCCTTAGATCCAGTTGCAGTTGCAAGCTTATGCGAAAGATTTAATTCGGTGAGTAGGTTTTGTATCTCATCAATTCCTTTTTGCTTCGATTGTGTAATCTCAATATATGGAGAGGTACAGACGGTATATAATGTTCCCTCTGCATATATCCAAGCTAGAAGCTTGAGCATCGAGTCTGACACTTCGTATTCAGTTTGATAGATCGTCGAGTAGCCAGAAACTTTGAAATCATACTGCCCACCTTCTAACAGTTTGGCTGCTTTAAAGAACTTAAGTTCTTTGGACTTAACATCTCTACCTACTAAGCCATGACTCGGATCGACAAGAAGATCTATATTAGAATTTTTGATCTCCACCATTTCAGGTGGAGCATTGTAAACATACTTTCTATTTACCGGTTGCCATTCCATTAACTGACTTTCTTTATTCATGGTCAGGCAAATGTCGCCATCAGTTATATCTTGATAATTCAGCCAACCTCTTTGAGTTAAGAGCTGGGTTGCCTCATCGAAACAATGACCATAGAAAATATTGCTACAATAATTTTCCACCATCTTCGCCGCGTGATATTTGGATGTGTAAAGTCCGTGGCAAAATGCAGCTTTGCCAATCTTGTAGATGGTTCCGTCTCGCCAGAAGCGAATCCACTGGATGCCTCTTTCTTTCAGGCCAAGTCCTTCCTCAACCTCCAACATCCCCTCCAGCTGCGGATTCTTATCAATGAACGCCTCAACTCTGGCATCGTGATTGCCTTCAATAATTGTCATTGAGGCTTTCTTATTATGACTTCGAAGCGCTGCGAAACGCCGGTCGAGGACTTCCCTGCCGTAAGCATAATGCTGCTTGAGCAATTTGCCCGCATTGAGTCTATGCTTACCTTCATTATGGGTGGATAAGAAGTCGAAGTCCATAAAATCCCCGAGGTCAATCCACTCGTCGAACCTATTGTCTCTGACATATTGCTCCACTGCATCGCAAGCTGCGCGATCTTCATAAGGAAATTGTGCGTCAGGTGTAACCACTACCCGATAAATATCCTTCTCCTTGGCTTTCGCCGCCCACGCTTCAAACTTCTCGCTATAAATAATAGCCGGAGCTATGATCTGCTCCGGCGCGAATTGCATCTTTAATTTACTTGTCAAACTCTCCTCCTTGTTTTAGGGCACAGTCTTATTCTTCATCTCTTCTATCTTTTTGTCAAGGCCTGTCATCTTACGCATAAGAGGAGGTTGAGAGTCTCGAAGTTCTTGGAGATTTACTTCTTTAGGGTTAGCTTGTTTGCCAATTTCTTTTGCTTCGGCGGCGAGTCCATCTGGACCCGACAGTTTAGCTTCCCAGAAAGCAGCTTTCTGCACATCGGTTTTACTCTGATAAAGAGAACTTGCCTCAATCTTGGGGGCTATGATAGCGAGCTTCTTTGCATAGGCCGCGTACTGGGCTCTATTGATTTTTGGATCTGGATTAGGTTTCAGCCATTTAATGGGAGAGATACCCAAACGAGACAACTCGCGTGTAACAAAGTTGGATCCAGGATCCAAGCTGATACCCAGCTCGGTCAAAGCAGGAGCAGCGCTGCTCGGCTGTGGAGCGGGCTCAGTCGGAGGCTGATAGAGAGGCAGGCCATATTTCTCGCTGGAGCGAAGCCACGGTAGCTTATCAATAGCTGGGCCCAATAGTGGTCGTTCTTTCATATCTCTCTTTGCTGCTTCATCTTCATCAAACTGGGCTACAAGATCTCTCAAGTTAATGAAGGGGGTGAGAGGCGCACCCAGCAATTGACCCAAGGGTTTCTTTCCCTTGTTGACTAGCTTATCATCTAACGGATCACCGCTGGCAATGTAGTCAGAGATTTCTTTTATGGACTCACTAAAGACAGTGCCCCCCGAGTCAGCCCGTCGAGCACCCAAATAAAGCTCGGCTAAGTCATCCCCCGGTTTGCGATCCTGCAAGCGTCCATCTTTCATTCTCAAAGTTAGATCAGCCAGATACAACATTCCCGCGAAGGGCATATACTTCTTGGCATTCAGATAGATCGGCTGTCCCTTCTTATCTTTCTTACCTGTCTTAATCTGCCACCATTCTTCTCCACCTAGTTCCTTGCGAACACCAATAGCAGCGGCGAACATAGCAGTTCCCAGCACGGCTTTCGAGATGCGGCTTACGTCATCATACTTAATATCTTTGCGACCGCCACCTTGATAAACTTCGTCAGTGATATTGACGAGCGGCTTGATCATGCCCACTGGACTGTATTCATAAGCAAACTTCAAGCCATTAAACAGGGCTTTCGGAAAGGCGTCCACCACTGCCCCAATAGGGCCTAGGGCATCCATGAACTTGATGTAATGGTGGGTGAAAGTCTCTATTGGTCCATGTCCCTTTACATGTGGAGCATAGGCATAGGTAAATGTCAGAGCATCATCGGCAGCGGCTTCCCAAACTTCTGGCGGAAGATCTGCCAATGTTGGCAGTTGGGTGATGGCAACTGCATCTTTCCCAGCGGGGTTACTTGCAAATTCGCTAAGTCTCTTAGCATTATTAGCTAAGTCGTATAAGTTAAATCCAGCTTCCGCTGCCCGAGTAACTAATCTCCCCACAAAATAAGGTCGCCGAAAAAAGAACTCCTGAACATTACCGGGCTTTAGAAATTGGTCATAGGCCCAGTTAACTTTGTTGAAAACCTTTCCAGCTAGGGCGTGATTGGCATCGTACCTTTTCTGATATAGATCCAGCTCAGCTGCATATTGTTTCTGCTTCTCAGAGTCGTTCAGATAGGGAAGAAGTTCTTTTAGTTTATCTATTTTGACTTTGCTTTCCTTCAGATTCTCCAGACCGGTAGACATCCCCGCCAACTTCGAGTGCAAATCCGGATGCAACTGCTCCATCTGAGCAATAACCATGTTATTGAAGTCTGTAGAGGGAGTCTCTCCCATTCTCAAGACTTTCTTGGCCGCGTCAGGAAAAGCCATAACTACTCGCATCGTAGCCTGCGCTCCCGCCAGAGCTCCAGCCTTTGCCCCTTCCGCAATAGAGGCATCGCTAGCTCCGGCCCATTTGGCTGGATCCAGCATACCCATTGCAGCGCCGGTCATCAATCCATCAACAAGATCCAGAGGGATTCTAGGAAGTGTAGAGACTGCGTTGTTGGAAGCCGTACTAAACCGGGTCAGGTACATCTTGCGAACAAGATCGCCAGATCTGCGCCAGATTGAACGCCCAAGCGCAGAGGCCTTGAGATCTTTGATACCCTCTTTAAGAACTGCTTCAGGTCGAGGACCTGCACCAAAGGCATGTAGCCCTTGCTTCGCAGCTTCGACTGACCACTCGGGATTTTCTTTGATTACTCGTGACCAATGAGCATCAGCTTGTTGCAAAGCTTGCATAGTGCGACCCGCATTTGCTGCCGCCTCATCTACAGCCTTAACCAAATCTTCGCCAGTAATTCCCTGTTCGCGCATAGCCGCGGCTACCGCAGCGGGCTGTACCTTGTCAGGCTGTTCGGCGAGCGCCTTCATAATCTGCTCATGTGGCGGCAACAGCGGATTCTCCGCAATCCCCAACTGCTTCAACACCTCTCCAGCTCTCTTTGAAATACCCTTTACAACATCGCTTGAGAGGACGTTGACGTAGAGGTTGGGGTGCTCTGGCTCAGCAACGTCTGCATCTCCTCCACCACCCTTGCCTTGATCTCCTCCTTCGCCAAGCCCTGGTTCTGCAAATTGCGCCACGTTTCCGCCATTATCGACAGATATGTTGGAGCTGCTTCCTCTTCCTGTGATTCCTGCTTGTTGTCTAGCATTGAGTATCTCCTTTGCTTTCTGTTCCACACTGGGATTAAGTCTAGTCCCTTCGATCAGAGCTTGCAAGCCCTTGTCGCCGCTCTTATTGGCTACGGATTCGAGGTAATCGCCAATAAAATTGGCTGCCTCTTCAGCTGTTACGCCGAAGCGGCGATAATCATTGCTGGCCATATAGGCAGCTGCTTCGAAAGTCAGAGCAGCTGGAGCATAGTTTCCTTCATAGCGAGACTTGATGGATTCACCGATGGGAGAATCTGCCAGTCGCTTGACAATAGGATGCTCGTGCATTGACGGATCGTGGATGGTGCCGATGTCAGGTTGGAAGAGATGCTCGCGGCCAGTCTCACGAAGGGCAGCTTGCGCGGCTAGGTATTGACCACGGTGGAAGGCTTCGTGGCGCACCAACCTACGAGCCCACATCCCTTGACCTTCACTATAGTTAACGACGTTGACTGAAGGCTGACCTTTGCGAACAGCTTCCACGAAAGCTTCTTCGAGAGCTTTGGTTTGTGGATCATTCTTATCCAGCTTGGCCAAGCTTCGACCAAAATCTTTTGTCTCAATATTCACGGCTCCGGCTGTGCTATATCCAGCCTCATCCCCGAACATCTTTTGGGCCATCTTAGGGTTGATATAAACAGTGCCGCCTTGGTTGCCCGAGCCTTCATAAAAACGAGCGGCTGGCTGAGCGAATTTGAATCGACTCTCAGCCTCGCCCCAACCTTTGGGAGTCTGATGAGCTTCGGCCATCTCCAGCTTTGTTGAGCTGGGATCAAACTCTTTGGCCCACACTGACTTAACTTGAGAAGGATCGAAGGCGATCCATACGCGATGTCCAGCTGCTACATACTTTTTGGGTATAGCTTCATGCAGGTCTTTTTCTTCTTGAAGATATTCTTTTGTAGCTCTTCTATAACTCTCTGGAGTAATCTCCGATCCATAAGAAGAAACCTTTTCATTTACTATCTTTTGACGATTGTCTATATGCCTTCTGAAAGCTTCATATTCTGGAGAATCTTCCACCGGTTCCTCAAAAACTTCACCTCCCCTTTTTGCTGCCATCGCCTCAGCTTCTTCTCTAGTATCAAATGTCTTATCAAAGACCACCCCACTACCCCGGCCTCCTACATGGGTGATACCATCATAGCCCAATGATTGGAGCCATTCATTAAGATCTGCCTTGTTGCCAAACTCTCGAGTAAGTTGTTTGTAGAGTTCATCATTTGATGATGGATCTTCTGGCCGGTCCAATCCTAATGAATCAACGGCAGATAAAAATTCCGGATCCGGAGCAGCCTCAATATCAAAAGGCTTCTTGATATTGAGAAAGAGTTTGTAGGCATGCGGCTTACCAGTTGAATGTTGCGCTGCGAACGCTTCAGATTCTTGATTGGCTTTGGCCATTGCAGCTTTCAGGGCTTGAGCCTCAGCTTCCCTGCCGGGTTTATTTTCCAGACCTCTCACATAGAGATCCGGTGGAATTGTCGAAGGAATTTCGTAACCCGTCTCCGCAATATACTTATCAGTTAATTCCACCCATTTATTGTATTGTAAGTCTTCTATTTGAGCTGGATCTGGAGGTTTAGTCTGAGCATAGCCACCCTCCCCAGCCGCCACCCCCGGATCTTCTGTCGTATAAAATCCCGGCCCATACAAACCATCTGGATCTGCCTTCGATAAATCAATCTCCTCAATCACATTGGGAGATTGTGTGCCGTGGTAGACTGGTTTGGGGGAGCCATCTTCCAGTTTGAGACGGGGATCAGCTTCAAGTGACCAGTTCAACAAGGCAGCCTGCCGTTGCTTGGGAGTAAGTGAATTGAAACTCTTCGGATCAGGATCAGCCTGAGCAAACTGAGCCGTTACTCTCTCTGGCATTGGAAGAGATTGCCAAGTTGTTCTGGCTTTCTCAACCGCTACCGGATCCAAATTAGGATGTCCACCCCCAACCAACGTAGCCCCATGCGCCAGCCCCGCTGTGCCCAGCGTAGTGACGAAAGTATCCCACATCCCCTCGCTGATAGCGCGGTTGGGATCATAGCCGCTAAGCATTTTGGCATTTACATTGTTGAGGACTTGGGAGGTTAGTTCTTGAAACTCTTCCTCTCCGATACCAAGGGCCAAGGATTTGACCGTTCCCTTGCCCATTTGCTCTACAAACTTTCCAGTCCCTAGTCCCATCAGACCTTCGAGTGAACCGATGATTGCACCGGGAATGGCAGCTTGCAAAGCTTGATCGTGGCTTACGCCGTTGGCTAGGGCTTCTTCGTAAGTTTGGGCGGCGTTGCTAGATGCGCCCAAGAGGGCGGTACCAGCTGTTCCAGTCATCATGCTAGTTAATGCAAAAGGAATGGTGCTGCCCAGCCCCTCAGCAACTTTCGTGGACCATTGCCCAGCTTGTTCTTGATTAAGAACAGGCATCTGTTGGTCCCAGGTTTCTTCGGGACCAATGCCTGCCGCCAAGCCTCCTTGCCGGATCAGTGGGGAAAGAACGTTGCCCACACCTTGAGCGGCGGCTATTGGGTATTTTCCTAGACCTTGGCTGGGTGCAACCTTTGAGCGCACAGCTGCCCGTTCAGCTTTAGCTTGCGCCTTTTGCTGGCGCTTGGCCCACTCAAACTGACTAGCCCTAATATTAAACTCATCAAAGCTCTCCCCCTCGCGGCGCTTTGCCTGAGTTGGGGTAAGCTTCAACTTAGGAGTTGTCGTAGTCAGAGAGACTTCGGGCGAGCGAAAGTCTAGGCTAGTCGAAGGCTTAACCTGCAACTGAATCTGAGGTTGGCCGCCTTCAACTTCCCAGTCGTGGCCTTCGAGCACACTTGTATCCGCAGGTGCTTTCGCCCCAGCTGCCTGCTCTCTTAACGCCCCAATTGAAGGCTTCACCACCTTCTTCTTCACAACCTTCTTCCCAACCTTCACAGGCGCAACAAGATCAGCCTCGGTCAGAAAATCCGACTGAGGCTGTTGAACCAAATCCGCATCTGTCAAGTACTCCGGCATGCTACTCCTTGACTGGAACTATGTTGTGGATAATTGTTCCGTCTTTGTCTTTGCCTGCTATGCCCGCAACTTTGAATTTACCTTTGGGTCCTGCGTCGATGACGGTGCCAACTGGAATAGGAGAGGTGGACTTGTATTGTTTGATCTCACCAACCTTGTTAGGTCCATTCAAAGGCATCTTCCATTCTGGAGGATTGCCGGTGCGAGGTGCACCAGCGGGAGCCAGTCCGCCAACTTCCGGATTGGGAGTCACTGACCATTGATCTCCGAAGGTGTAAAGAGATGGGAACTGACCTTCGAGAGTGGAACGGTGGCCTTGGAGTTCGTTGGCAGCGGCGGCTTTATCGGCTGCCAACTTAGCCATCTTACTCATCAATGAGTCCAGCTGCTTACGAGGAATGCCAAGCAAATCAGGATCAACCGTCTGACCGTTCTTGTCATAGAATCGGCCATTAGCTTCATCATAGCTAACGCCTTGACTCTGGGCCAATTGATTTAATTGCTGACGGACTGCCTGATGCTCCGTATCAAGGCGGGTGATATTAGCCTTAGCCTTATTCCACTTCTCATAAGTTGTGGCCGCTTCTTTTCTCTGGCTAGCATCAAAAGTTAATTTCTGATTTTCAGTTTGCGGTCGCCCAGCTCCACCTTCACCAAGCGACTGCGCCATTGCATCATTGCGACGAGCACCCGACGAGAGAAACTCTATCTGAGCTTTCAGCTTGTCAATATCCAAACCAAATTTCGCAGCGTGTTCTTGCGCGGCTTGCTCAATGGCTTCCCGTGTAGGAGCCATTCCGCCGCTCAAAGCTTGCGCTCGTTGCATGATTGGGCCAAAAGCTTTCAGAGCTGCTCGCTGTTCCGCAG